TTAGTTCTTTTATCTGCAGTATCGACATCACTATACTCTAGCAATAGTTTATCAACAACATCTCTACGCCCGACAAAAGTCATTTCGACAAATTGTCCATTGCCTAAAAACGTATTGTTACTAAACTTTGAGAATGATAGAGATGTAATTTGAGCAACATCATTAGTCTGGTCTGATGTACGAAGCCAGAAAGATCCAAATGTAGACTCAAAAGTAGAGTCAGTTAAATCGGAAAATGTTTTACCAGCAGTAACTGTAGTAATACTGACTAAAACAGTTTTTATCGCTTGATCAGAATCAAATGTCTCTGTTCTTCTTGAGATTGTTTGTTTATGTGCGGTAGATTCTTCTGTATTGTTTAGTCCTAAAGATCCATCTGAAAATACTTTATTCAAGTACAGTGTTGGATATGCACTCAGTTCAGCATCAAATGAATTTAATGGAACTGTGTTATATGTGTTTGTAATGTAAAAACTACTTAATCCAGAGTGTTTTAAAGTAATATTATCTCTTTCTAGAGATTCTCTAGCTTTATTGATAGTGAGATATTTTGCTTCTTTATTTACAATTTCATATCCCTTAACATACGCCTTTCCAGCACCAACAGTCAGAATCATTTTTTCTGATGCTTCTGAAACTGAAAGACCATTATTTAATGCATACAGTCCTTTGTTTCCAGATCTCTGATAATACTCTCTTACTTCTGCTCCAAAAGAATCAACAACATAATCACCAGACTCGTCATACGTTCTTCTTGCAAGAGTCTCTTCAATAATATTATAGTCTGCTGGTTTAATCTTTCTTTGAACTAATCCTTTCTTTACTGATAATAATTGAATAAAGTTGCTATCTGTGCTAGCATTTAGATCATATTTTTCTAAGTTTAAATCAATCTTTAATCGATGTGCTCCAGGAGCACTAAAGTTAGCAAATCCTCTTGCTTGATCATACAAAGTGGAGTCTTCTTCTGGGGATACTAAATCCTCGGAAATTTTAAATCCAACTTTTGCTGATGGAGTATTGTTATATGGTGATAAGATGATAAGACTTTGTGAATTTCTTACAAAGTGACCGTTAATAAAGTAAATTCCTTCTTCCACTTTTACAGCAGAAGCATACCCCATAGCAGGACTGCTCTGAGAGGTCTCTACGCCCGTATCTGGGTCTTCAGTTGTAATCGAAGTAGGAAGTACGCTACCATCAGTTCCGACCACTAGAAGAGGCGTATTGACGCCATCTACAACTTCTAAAGTTTCTCCTTGTCTATAGGTTGCTTCGTTGTTTGCATTTCCACTGCTAGTATAGTTCACATATACTGTATCTGCAGAGGTTTGTGTTGCATATTGTGTAGATACAACAGTACCAGTAACACCAGACGTAATGCCCCTGAGCGTCTGACCAACTAGTGAAGCAATATCATACTTTTTATATACTACAGTATTTCCTTCAGAAATAGCAACTTCGCTAACTGAAGAAAGTTTTACATAGTCTAATTTATTATTAAGTCCAACTTCTCCAGGGATTACTAAGTCTCCCTGTTTAAACTGCCTTCTACCAAGAGATTCTATTTGGTTTTGGAGAATTGATTGTAGTTGTGTTAATTCTCTCGCTTGGATAGCATAACCAGGACGGAAAAGAACCCTATAAAAGTTCTTTCCCGCATCGTAATCATCGTAGTAAGGAGATACGTTTAAATTTGTCTTTTGGGGCATCGTAAACCAAACCTAACATGGAAATTAGAATTCGATTACTAGTTTAATATCCTCAATTTGATCGGATGCTCTAGTAATAAGTCTTCTGTTCTCTATGTATACGAGTTCGCCAGAGTTTGTTTTAATTTCTGGGTTTGCTAGACCAGAGGCAAAAGTAACACCCTCCGTAGTGGAATTATCTCCCGTTGCTACTGTAACACTAACACTAGTTCCAGAATCAGTAATATTATTAGCTCCACTTGCCTCAAAAGCACGAACAATACCTGAATCTTTATGGAGCTCTGGTGATTGATAATACTTTAGAGTACCACTAGTAGTGCTGCTGTTATCGAGTTTCCATGAAACAACAGTACCTTTTGCTGTACCACCTGTTACAGTTTGAGTGATTTCGTTGTCTTTTCCAAAAGATACATCAGTTAAACCAGTACCAGTAACTCTCACAGCGTAAACACCAGATAGTGTTGGTGCCGTAGCATACGAAGTAGAACCCCACTGAAGAGGATCTCTAAGTAGTCCAATTCTTCTAAAGTCATTATCTACTGGGAAATCTCCTTGACCTTCGTTATAAGTCAAGCGAACATTTACCATCACACGCTTAGCATTCATCTCTTGAGCAAGATTTGCTCCATGACCGCCTAAAGGTGGGATAATTACCTCAATTTCTCCACGAGCTGTGGAGAGAATTGTTTCTGAAGTTGTTAAAGAAGAGTCTGAGAATAATCCATATGCATCTCCACCAGCAGCTGTTCCTGTACCAGTTTCAAGAGCAATCGTTGCATAAGTATAATCTACACCAGCAGCAAAGACTTCTGCAGAAGTGATTGTTCCACTACCATCGGTTTCAATTTTAGCTACACCGCCAGTTCCATCTCCTAGAATTGGAGCATATAGAGCAGAAGCGCCAACTTTATTTGCTGGTAAACCACTACCAGCAGATTTTACATAAAGAGTATCAATAGCGCCATTTACAACAGAGGGTCCAGCATATGTGCTAACAGGCATGAAATCGCTGGAGAGGAAATCCATAACTTGTTGGGTAGTCATGGTATACATGTATCTCCAACGATAACCATCATTTGGACCAGTGTAAATACCTGATGAATAATTATTTGCCGTTGTAGGCATATCAGCAACATTATTGGTTCCTGGTGCTAAATCTTCTTTGTTATAAATGCACTTGAATACCTCATAATCGGTATTCATAACATAAATTTTAGCGGCACCAAGAGTGCTTTGACCAGTCGAAGTTAATTTTGCATTACCACCAGTTGAAGGAACACCACTATAATCTGGTTTGTACATATCAAACACTGGATGTAGAGCTGTATTCCAGTTAACGCGAGGAACTACAGATACAACGTTTGATGACTCTACCCTTTTAGCAGCAATAATTTCGTTGTAAATTCTAAACTTCTCTTCCTGATTATCTAAAGGTTGAGGAGCATTGTTTTCGTCGGCAATACGATATACCCCTGCTTCAGCCTCAGCACCAGTATCAGATCCACCAGAGTAACCCTTAATTACATTACCAACTACAGGACTCGCTCCTGAAGGAATTGGGGAAGTAACTAAAAGTGAATGAGGATTTACAGAGACAACTGTAGCAGCCCAGGTAGTTGAAGCATATGCAGTCGCTCCAGAGTTACCAGCATCGTACACTTGGTCACCCACAGCAAACGCTGCTGTACCGCCAACATTATAGATTTCCAGGTACGAATTCCATGCGTCAGATCTTCCAACGAAAAAATACATCCTAGATCTTCCAGCATCCTGATCATTCGCTCCTTCAGATAGAGACTCTAGGAATTGCTGTGCGTTGAAAATACGAAAATTTTCAGAGATAATTGCCGACATAATTGAAAGGGGTAGATTACTACAGTGGAATCCGAGTTATTTATACTGATAATTTATTTATACCACCTGTCGAATCACAACACCTGCGCTAACGGTTCCGCCAGCTGCTGGTTGTGTTGTGAGTACACTTCCATAATCAATAACAAATCGATCAGATAATATAGAACTATATTCAAGTTGATATAATCCAACCTGAATAACTCCTTGTGCTGGGAAGTTTGCTGTTGATGCAAAAACATGAGGATCCAAAGGATCATAATCAATATCCAACGCTACTCCAAGTAATACCGCACTATATGTTGTGGTAAAGACACCAATAGGAGCATATCCTGCCGTTCCAGACAAGCGTTTAAATGTAGCGATATTAGCAGATGGTTGAATTGTAGTTTGAATTTGTTCCACTGTCTGAGCATTAACCTGAGATACAGAACTTCCCATTGGAATAGCACTGCTAGAAACAGGTTGTTTTCTAGATATGGAAGTTGGTAGTGGTAATGCTATTGCTTGATCTAGAATTTGCTGTCTTTCAAAAATATATTCTATAGCTGACGCATCAGAAGCAGTAACCAATTGAGTTGATTCAATATTAAGTCCACTAGCAACACCGATACTACTTGCACTAGTAACAACACCAACATCTTCGCGGTTATTGAGACCTAATGTAACTTTTGTATCAAATTGTCTTGTTTTCTTGATGACTTCATATCCACGAGAAACATTCACAATTGGAGCAGAAGTATATCCACTACCACCATGAGTTAATAAAACATCAATAACTTCTCCATTATCAACAATAACCTGACCCATTGCTCCACCACCATTTTGATCGACAGATTCAAAAACAATAATTGGCGGAGTGTTGTATTGATATGCATCTGGATTTTTCTGGATATCTCTTCTGTTCCAATCCAGAGAAGTTACAACCCCATTAGTAATTACTGCTTTAATATCTAATCCTTCTCCACGAGTAATACCATTATAATTGCTTACAGAAACTGACCCCACAGTAGATGAAATTCTTGTGTTTGGAGCATAATCAAGTGCTTTAAGTGTATTTGGAACACTCTTAACTCTTCTAAATTCATCTTCACCATCAATTTTAATTAGATCACCAGATTCTAACTTAGTGATATTTGGTTTATCATGTGCATATAACCATGACGTTACATCTTTTCTTAGAATATGATTTTGGTCTGAGTCAACAACATATGAGATTGATGTTGTTAGTGAAGACAAGTCGATTGAAGTATAAGGAGAGTTTACAATATCTGTTCCTGTAGAAATTCTAATTGGTTGAGTAAAATCAAATTCTGGATTTTGAGCGATCAAAGTAAATTCCCACCCACCTGTGGTTGTATTATGATTTTTGATCATTCCAAGAGTTTTGTACTCTCCAGAAATAACCTGATATACAATTACGTTATCTTTGTATGCATTAACAAAAGTTGCATATTCCGAAGATCCGCCAGTTACCGATATAGTAACCTGATTAAAGAATAAATCTGGTTCTACATTAAATGCACTCAGAATTTGATCTGTAGCATCTCCAGATAGTAAAATCAAATCTAACTTCTGACCACTGATAGGAGATCCCTTGAATGTTATACTAGATTCATTAATTGTGTAAGCTCTTCCTCTTTCTTGTAAAATTCCATCTAAGAAAACTAGTAGGAATCTATCATCATCAACAGTAATTACTTCGCTTGTCTCTTCATCTCTCATAATGAATGGACCAAGGACAGATCCATTGAAGTTTTCTTCACGAACAACCAGTCTTTGGTATTTTCCAACATTATGAGCAAAGAATTTTTCAACAGCAATTGGTTCTTGAACTAATAATGTATTCAGGTCTTGCTCCCACTTTGGAGGTTCTACAAAAACAATTTTATCTGGATCAGTGGATACAGACGATCTCTTGATGTAATATGAGTTATTTCTTGGGAAATTCTCATCGTATTTTGCTCTTTGAAATACTCCATTTATTGCTACAAATAAATCTTCGTTTTCATTTGTTTTTACGGGAGTATTATCAGTGTAGTACAATTCAAATTCTACATTTTCACCATCAAAATAATCTGGTAAAGATTCGGTAACTGATGTAGAGTTCAATCTAGAATCAATATTTAGATATAGAGAATTTAATGCGGATTGAACATCACTACACTCGTTTAAAAATCCATTTGGATCATTCAAAATGTTTATATTTGAATAAGTTTGTGTAGTTGTCCAATTTCCAGATCTTTGATTATTGTCTGGAGACACCTCAAACAAATTAGGACCATCAGAAAGAACCTTATCGACAATATCCATATAAGTATTCAAAGTTTGCTCTACATCAGCACAAGTAGCTTGATATGCTCCTCTTGGATCTGGTAATACTGTTGGATCAACATATGGAATAATGGTAGTATATGTTCCAGCAGGAAGATTGTTTCTCATTGCTAAAACCATCAACGATGTAGCATGACGATATGCAGCAATACTTTCAGTTAATTCATTATTAATGTAAGATAATCTATTTCCTGCATAATATCTTTCGCCAAAATCAATAACATTTTGGTTTCCTCCATATCTAAGATGATATTCAAAAGCATCTACCAAATATCCAGTATCACGAAGACATTTTGTTTCATCAGGAATCTGTAGATTTGGATATGTTGCTTTTACCCAACCAACTGTTTCTTCTGCAATATATGCTCGGTTAGCAGCAATCAAATTTGCCGCATCAATATAAGTTCCATTATTAATTCTGCTGAATGAGAATGTTACTTGATTGATATTGTTGATTGACGAAAAGATAGTCAATGTTGATCCAACACCAACCGTTAAAATTCCTCCAGGATTAACAGTTGTAGTACCATAGTTTGTAGAACCAGTGGTAGTTGTTGAAGTAGTAATATTTTGTGGATTGTAATTTGTATTCGCTGCTCTAGAAACTCTTACTTGAGTTGGAGAAATAATTTCTGTAAGAGTTGTTCCAGGATCAAATTGAGCACCACTACTGATGTTCATTCCAATACATAACCCAAGAGTTGATGGAACTGTGATCAAATCAGATCCAAAAGTAACGGTGCAGTTGTCTAGAGAAATATCCCAGTTACGCATCGCTGCAACTACCAAACTAGTAACATATTGAAATATGTCGGAACTTTCTGTTGGATATGCAGAGAGAGCACCATTTTGAGTATAATCATCAATAGTTTGCAAAACGGCATAATTGCCGCCAAATCTTAAATCGTGCTCTATAGAATCAACGATTGCTGATAAATTCCTAGAAAAACTAATTTCTAATTGATTCCACGCAAATGATGGATAAGTTTCTTTCGCATACCCAATCGCTTCCTCAACTATAAATGACTTATTGAATCTAACTTGATTCGCTGCATCAATCCATGTTCCACCTTGTTGATAAATTGGTTTAATTTTTTTCAAATAAGTGCTGTTTTTTGTAGCATCTTTAAATTCGAATAATCTACCAACAAACTTTTGTGCTGGAATAGATGCGTTGTTATCTACTCGTGGACCAATTGGAGCAGTAGCAAAAGTAATTTGATCTCCAGATACAGTGTATGATGTTTCTGGTTCTTGTAAAATACCATCAAGAGTTATCGTCAACGACATTGCATTGTATGGAGATATTGGTTGACTAGTTTTTTTATCGTAGATAGTGAATACTCTAGTACCAGAAATATTTCCATATGAATCAAAATCACCATCAAAACTAGGAGACAAATAAATTTCTCTAGCAATCAATCCAGAATCATCAAATGCTTTTGGTGAAAGTGAACCAGATCCTCTCAGTTTATTAAGATCTTCCTGCAAATTAATAGTTGTTTGACTAACAGTTCTGCAATTGCTAGTATCAATAGATACTTTATTTGTATCTTGATCCCAAAGTTTTAATGTGGAGACTTGAGACGACTTACTTTGATCAGAAATTCGGACAGAAGTTTGTGAATCAATATTTAATTCGCCAAAGAGTTTAAATCCTGCAGGGTGAACTGAATCATTAATTAAATCTCTCCAGTCTTCAATACCGACTGTAGATTCAATTACATAAGAGTAATCTTGATAGAATTTATTGTCTGCTATTTTATGAGTCTTAACTCCAACTTTTCCTTTATCTGATTGATACTTACCAAGATTATCATAATAAGATCTTAGATCAACATCAAATTCTGTTTTCAGAACACTTAATACAGATGCAGATGAATTGCTAGTAACAGACGTAATATTTTGACCAGCAACAAATTCACCATTTAATACAGATACTTTAAGTACATTTGATCCAGTTCTCCATCCATCTAGAGAAACAACTCCATAAGAAGATCCTTGATTAATTCTTTCTCCTTGTAAGAAAACATCATCGGTGTCCAGAATTAAAGCAGCACTAGATGAATGTCTTCCCAAAATAGAAGTATCATTCCAAATACCAGATCCATTGAATTCCATTTCAATGTTTTTTGTGATACCAATATTATCTCCCAGTGCATAAACTCTAACATCACTTTCAATAACTCTCAGTGATGGTTTGTACGTATAATTTTTTCCTTTGTTAATTACAAGAACACCTGAAATTTTGTTATCAAAAGTTTTGAGAACCTCAAATGATGCCTCTTTACCATCACCATCTGTAATAACGATTTTGGGTTTTGAGTAATTGCTTCCAGCAGTGTTAACAGTAACAGAATCAATACTCATAGTTACTGGATCCCAGTTAGCAGTGACTGTTGCTTCGTATTCTGGTTTTAGCGTTCCACCAACTACCAGAGGAATCTTTTTATATCCAGATCCTAGATTCAATACATCTACTGAAGAAATTGATCCAACAGCCGTTGGTGCGGTTGTTGTATATGAAATATTACCAGTTCCATACCACTCTGGTTTGTCTCCACTACCCATCGAATACACAAATCTTGTATTAGTAACATATACGAGAGTTTGTTGATTTTGTAGAGGATCTGAAATAATCTCGATAAAATTATCATTATCTTCGATTACGTTTGTAGGACCAATACGAATAGATTGGGTTCCAGAAGAATCTGTAGTTACAATTGATTTATAGTAATATCTTTGATATAATCTTTGCTTTCTATCCGTCAGAGTTCCTGTTAGATTAATAGAACCAGTTCTAGCACCATACCCAAATTTAGCGTATACGTAAGAGTTTGCCTGTCCAGGAGTTCCTACACGTACAAGTTCTGGAGTAATGATATTATCTAATTTACTTGGCGAAATTATAAACTCTGAATATGCATTTGTGAAATGGGATAGATCAAATCTATATTGATAATATTCTTGGAATTTTAAATTTGGTGAAATTGAATAAGTACCAGACAAACTATCTGATATCTTAGTTACAATTTTGTAATCAGAAACCGAAGATAAAGTAACCAATCTCTTTGGATTACTCTCATCAAAGAAACTAGATCCCAGTCCAACTTTATAATCATCAATGTTTCCAGAATTAAAGAAACTTTGGTTGTGCTCAATTATTAAAGTATTTCCAGAGTATGATAAAATTACAGGGTCTAATGATGCGTTTCCTGTAATTGATAATGTTGATCCAGGATTAAATGTAAATGTAGTGTTGTATAGAGAGACTGTTTCTCCATCATAATGATCTAAATCTTCGGTTCCTTCTTGACCACGAAGAATATTAACAGTTTTATTTGTTTCCGACACGGAAGTGACTTTTACAATTTCACTTCCAATTTCTAAAAGATCATTAGTTGATAGTTCTGATACATCTACTAGTTTTAGTACAGTTTCTCCAGATGCAAATCCAATATGATCTACAATCAATCGAAGTCTTTGTGTACTATTAGATGCTTGAGATCTATTGAGTGATGTATCTTCAACTGTAAGAACATCACCTCTTCTATATCCAGATCCTTTTGTTGTGATAGTTACGCTAGTAGCAGATCCAAGACCAGTATTGTTGATATCAGATACTACAATAGTTGCTTTCGCATTATTTGTATCACCTACTTTACCCAGATCTTCTCTGGCGAGTGATTGGTCTGCAAAAATTAACTCAATATCATTATAGGTTGTTGATGCATAATCAACGCCGCCATTTACCAAATCTATTCTTCCAAGACCAGCGTCATTAATAGTGGTAGAAAAATTTGGTTGCTGCAATTCAATTTCTTGTACAGCGCCTAGTTGAACAAAATAAGTTTTTGTTGTGATGGAATCATCAGGATCAATTCTCACATTAATTTGACTACCAATGCCTAATCCATGAGAATCTGTTGTTGTAACCAAAGCTACATTAGTATCTACAATAAATGGAACTAGATCTGTACTCAAGCTTCGTGTGGAAAGCATTTCTGCTCCAACAGTATTCAGAAGATTACTGCTTCTTAGATAATATCCAGATCCAACAAATTGATTGAATGCTCCTGTTAAAACTTTCAGTTTTACAGAATTTCTTCTTTCAGTAGATTCTACAACTTCTCCAGTAGCAACATCATTATTACCATCTGTTAGTGTAATAATTGCTCCAGATGTAAAAGTTGCATTTGTATTAAGAACAATATTTAAAGTTAGTGTTGATGAATCCACTAAACCAGTAGAATCAAATATACCAGAAACATTTTCTAAAACCACAAATTTGGAATCAAGCACATCACCAACAACTCTACCAGAAACACCTGTTGATTGTTGTGTAATGATGTCTCCGTCATAAATATAGCAATTTTCTGTAATTTGAATAGTTGCTACACGTTGAGAATCAGTTGCTTGAATCGAGGTTACTTGTTTTCCATTAACAGATGCAACAGTTCCAGATGCTTCAGATCCACCAGTATCTGTATCATCTAGAATAATTGTTGCTCCTACAGAAAAATTATTCGAAGATTGATAAGTTTGGAATGTATCAATACTACCTGTAGATACATCTTTAACTTTCGCTCGTGTCTTCAATCCGTTCTGTGGAGTTGACTGAGTTCTCAACCGAATAGCATCTTTAGGTAAATCATTATGAGTTTGAAACTCTTCATAGTTTGCCGATAAAGGTAAACTGTAAAAATTTTCACCAATAATATATGGATACTGGGGAGTTCCAGATGCATCTTCTGTTACAAAGTATGCGTATACTCCCTCTGGATACTCTGGAGTAACACAGAATCTACCATTGTTTCTATCAAGATCTCCAAGTCTATCAGCATAGTAATAATCTTGAATGAATGATCCTAACGGATATGTCGTTACTGAAGGACCATTTGTCCTAGTAGTTCTTAATCTATATCCTGATCCCAAACGACTGACTGCACTATTAGGATCAACTGCATCAGAATATCCATATGGACCATAAATTGGATTACCATCATATGCAAATCCAATAATTGGAGAGTGTGAAGATCCAGTATCACCTAATGATGTTTTTAGTGATGGAGGATATGCTACAGCACCATAGTTATAGAATCCTCTAGAATTTTCAAATGAGAATCCATGTTCAGTATCCTTAGATGAAGAAATACTTACATACCTATTCTTAATCCATTCAAAAATTGATGCAGTTGCTTCTGCACCAGACCCAGATGGAATAACTTCTAATAGAACTTCTCCAGAAGTGTAAAAATTACCTTGATTGACTGGTACGACTTCGGTAATAGCTCCTGTAGATGAAACAACAGCAGTATACTCTGCAAATCTACCTCTTCCCAACCTATCAGTGATTCTGATAGTTGGAGGAGCGGAGTAATACTCACCAGGATTAGTGATCACAACGCTTGTAATTCTGCCGTTAGTTACGACAGGAGTTAAGATAGCATTTCTACCAGATACAATATCAATCTGTGGAGTTGTAGTATATGATCCAGGATCATTTACAGAAATTGATTCAACTACATTACCAGATAATACTGCTGTTGCTTTGTATGGTTGATTATCAACTAAAACGAATGGCGGTCTCACATATCCAGAACCCTGTGCTGTTACATCAATTGATGTAATACCTCCACTGAAAACACTATCCTCATGTTTATGAGTGTAAATTAGAACACCATCAATAAAAATACCAGCGTCCTTTCTGGGGGTTTTGTAGATCTCTGTTGTTACAATAGGTTGCTTTCGAATCGTTCTTAGCAAAGGTTGATCAATTGGAGCTTCTCCAGCAGGAATCGTTTGATTAAAAAATACAGTACGATTTAATGGGAATCCACTAGAGCACACATAGTAATTACTGCTGTCTCTAAAAATTTGACTGATTCCTGGTACTGTTCCAGAATTTAAAGTTTGAGTTCTTGTATCACCACTGGAAACTGTGTCTGTTGGTGATGGAAATTTCCATCTAATTGTATTGCTGGAAGTTTTGATAATTCTGTCGATAGTATCAAATCCAGAATCTTCTACTACGATCTCTTCTCCTTCAACACCGTAGGGAACCTTTTCTTTTGGTGTAAGTGTATATGTTACTCCCAATGGAAGCAAAGAAACTCCGTTTCCAGTGATCGTAATATTACTGTAAATTTTTGAAGATGTGCTATGAGTTGTTGATAACTTTCTGCTTTTGATTACAAATTTGTTGATAGTTTTTGATGAATACTCAATTACTTCACCATTAACATAGAAAGATCCCTCATTGTCCCACCCATAAGTAGAATCAACACGAACAGAATCTCCTACTGTGTCTGTCGCTAAAATATTTTTTGTTAGGGAAGTTTTATTAGATACAGTAAAAACATTGTTGATGGAACTCTCTGATAGAACCAGATCCCACATCTGAACGCCATCAACTATTTGCTCTTTGATAACGTTTTCAACAACTGCAGACGCATAGTTCTCACCTGATTGTACGATTCTCTCTCCAATCAAATTCTCTGGATTTCCAGATAATGCTACAACACGAATAGCGTAAATATTGATCCAATCAGATTCGGACGCTTTTAGAGTGTTGTTTTTAGGGAAGTAAACATCACTTGGATCACTACTTACAAGTGAATTGAAAATAAACTGTATTGAACGCTTAGTTCCTTTTGCTTTGTAGAATGATGCAATATTCTTGATAAGGGTTCTCTTATCAATTTCACCCCTCAAATACTTTTCTGGAATACCTGCTAAGTATTCAGATTCAAAACTTTGAATTAGTGCATATAAAAACAGATTACTGATATTTAAAACTACAGAATCTGATGCGTGAGTGCTCGCCTCGGATGACGTGTAGTTTGATACTTGATACAAATCACCAAGACTTGTATTACCACTTACTCCTCTTGAAACACCACTAAACTCGGTTTCTGTTTTTTCTTTGTAAAACAGAATTTCATTACCAATTTTAATCATTCCCTGATCAGGGAATCCTTGAGTGCTGTCTACACTAATACTTGTGTCTGAGATCCCAGTTGCTGCAGTGGTTTTGCAGGACTGAGTTAAAATTTCTTTGCTATAAAAATTGATATCACGATATTTCGTGAGGTTCAAAATAATGTCTAGAACTCCACCACTCAACTCTTGCTGAGCATAGTAAGACTTGAGGAACTTTACAAATAGTTCGTATTCCTCATTGATAAAACTGGGAACCTGATTTTCAATCAGGGAAGAAATATTTCTAGACTTTAAGTTCATTCTGGAACCGCACTAAAATTGGATTTTGAGATATCAATATCTAGATAAACTTCACGAACAGCCATTACATCTCTAGATGCAGGTTGAACACGAATTTCAATCTTATTATCTGAAAAACTACCTTGAATAATAGTAAGATCGTAAAGTTTAATTTCGCCTTTAATATAGTCAATATCACCGACTTCTTTCTTTACGTAAATCTTTTCGCCAGTAAGAGAGTTCAGTCTATATAGGTCAATTTTACCATTGGTATCGTCTTCCAAATACACTGTAAATGAAGGATATTCACTAACTACAAACCCAGTAGAACTCATAACAGATTCATCACAAGAATCTTTAAATTCGTTCAAATAACACAACTCATAATAGAATGTAGAATTTAGAGTTGGATAGAAATCTTTTCTCAGTGTTACTTCAGTTACGTTTGAGGTAATTGATAAATCAGCACCGTCAATAACTGATGCAAAACGACTGTGACGAAACTTACCATTAAATTTCTCTGTCTCTGCTGACTCGATATAGTCTTCGACAGCAGTAATTACTTTTGATGATATTTCTGCTTTTGTAAGTGTGGTTTTTGATTTTTTGTAACTTACTCTTGAATCCAACTCAACATAAAGAATTGATGGATCAATAATCTCTGGAGTAATACCAGCAACAGTGTAGTCTAGTAATTTAGATTTAATTTCGTTCTTTGTGTAAGTAGAAAGTGCAATCGCATTCTCTGGTTTCACTGCGATTTTAACTTTACCAAATTCAGGGGGTTCATCCTGCTCGCCACCAAAAGTAATAATATCTGATACTGCTGGATAGATCTTATTAATGATAGCAGCATAATCCGCTGATGTAACCGCTCTGTCTTGTGCTGCAAATGCCCTAGGAGCAGACTTTTTGATTGACCCTACAGATTCTACAGAAGAACCTCCTGAAGCGGCGCTGACGGTCGTAGAGGAAGCAGTATACGTAAAGTTTGCATTAGATGTCTTTGGACGAAGCACACCAGAAAATGTAAATGTCTTCGCACCGTTTGTAACGGCATTTGATGTGACTAAGTAAGAAACCTCAACATAATTACCATTAGTAAGTTTCTTACCATACACTCCATCACCAAAAAAGATCTCATACTGCTCATCCTCGATTTCTTCGACAAAGAAAACCTCGGAGGTTCCTGTAAGTTCTAAAATATTGGAAGCAGGTTGATATGTGGTATAATTTGTATCTCCTTGTTGTGGATATACTTTAATACGAATTGATGAAGTATCCAATCCACGGTTGTTTAAAACAAATCTTTGATTCTTAAGTGATGTGTTAATTGTATAATTTTGAGTTAGAAGAGTTCCTTCGTAAATATCGATATCACCAAAATTACCAGTAGTTCCATTGATCGATGCTTCTTGATCATCAATCACAACATACTGATATAAAGTATTATCAAAGTTTGTTACAAAACCAGTTCCTCTTTGAAGAACAACGGTATCAGGTTGTGTTCCAGCACCCGTAGCAGTGATTTGAAAATTAACAGTTGCTTTCGGTGCAGTTGCAGAACGTGGACTATATCCAATTTGCTTCGCTAAGGACACTACGTTGTCCCTCAAGGTAGCAGAATCCAAGAACAGTTCATTCACCACCATATTGGTGTTAAACGCTGTGTAGTACGTATTATACGCTAATACGTCTAATAACGTCGAAAGAGCTGATCCATCAAAATCATAATCAGCGAAATCCGAATTCGCCCTCATATAATCAACTAAGGACGTTTTAATATCGGAAAAATCTAAATTTGCTACTTGAGTATAAGGCATTATCGAGTGCGATTAAGAAAGAACTCAATGGAACGTGGTGGAATATCAAAACGTCCAATAATTTTAAATTCTAGGAAAACAGCAAAACCATTATTTACGAAGTCTGGTTGAACTTCTAAACGAGAAATATTTACTCTTGGTTCATATCTGTTTAAACAGTCCTTGATCGCATCTGCAATACCACCAGCTGTACCAAAATCTAATGGTTCAAATAGATATCGCTTAACATTAGATCCAATATTAGCATTATATAATCGTTCTCCTTTGTTCGTCATAATAATGCCGATTACCGCCTGCTTTACAGCAGCATCATCTTTCTTCGTGAGAAGGTCGTCTGTGACCTTATTTCTCATGAAAGATAATGATAAATCCTTAAATGGGTTTACTGTAGGCACTAGACACTATATGACCGTCTTTTTATTTAGTCACTCAGTCCAACGCTCTACAAAATCGTCAAATCCTCCAGCACCCCCACAAGGACGATCTAGGCGGTTTTCTGGTACTGGATATAGTTCTTCCTTCTTCTTGCTTCTCTTCTGCCTTGCTGCAGCATCTAGATAGCGATCAGAGTCAGTCTCTGTAATTAAAGTCATTCCACTATCAACGAAATCATCGCTCTTGTCTACTTGAAAATGATTTCCCATAAAAATTACCCCGTTAAGTGTTACAGAGAACTTTTAACGGGGTTACTATCCCATTAACTATTTAGTTTCGGAGATTTCGGCGTTACGATCCTTCGCCCTCTTCTGCTAACTCAATGCCGTCTTTGATACCCGCTGCTTTCAATTCTTCCTTCGAAAGCGTACCATCACCATCAGTATCAGCGTCACTACGATACTGCAGTGTAGATGGGCGTCCTACAACATAATTGAATTCAGTCATCGTCCTTGTCCTCTGTAGCGTTTCTTGGCTTTGTTGCGACTAGTCGCACTATATTTAGTATTTCTACTACTTCCCTGGCGACTCATCTTCTCCTTGGGTTCAATGGTCGTTGCATTCGTCAATGAAGGGCGTTTCGCCATGTTTGATTACCTCAATGTACTTTGTTATTATAGCATGTTATGAGACGACTATCTTAGGAACTCCACCACCACTCGCAATGGTAATACCAGTTCCTGCATTTAATACGTCTCCTGGTGAACAGGGTGCCCGCCCACCAATTCTGACCTTCACCGCTGTGCTGATAGCAACACGCGGACTAGCACAGGGATCTCCCTTGGGAGTAGTCCCAGGCGCAGGTGTTAATACATCCCCCTCTAGTATCGGAGGAAATCCACCAAACTTTACTTTTCCTAGAATTGCACTCGGATTTTGTGGTGCTAATGGCGCAGGCGGTGTGTTACATGCTCCAGCACCCCCTGAATCGTTTCCAGGAGGCGCACCGAATACTGCTATTGGTCTCGGCATGTTAATCTCTCCTCTACACTATTCAGATACTCCACGATGCTCATGTGATCCGTTGCCCCTGGTGGGCGATACATCAATACTGGCGTCTTCAGACTGCGTACCTCTGCTTCCAATAAGGCGACTTTGTGTTGTAGCCTTCCCACCTCGTACTGCAGCTGCTGCACTTGCTGCATCGAAGTAGTTGCAGAATTCCTCAAAATTGTTGAGAGCGTCTTCGTAGCTCCATGTTCTGGGGTCATTTTTTTCCACGGGATTTTTTTTATATTGAAGGTTTTGCAAAACGACTTTTCAATAATATTTATCGGTCGTCTGGATACTTTTGTAGGTTAGGAGGGACCCAAAGATTTCGCTTGGCGCGGGGGTACAACCGTACTAAGGGGCAAAACACTGCCCCCTGTCGGATTTACCTGTTTTTTGCTGATCAGACCAGCAGGGCGAGGTGCTGCTCAGTGATGCTGTCCACGCTGCCGTCGTCGTAGACTCTGACCCAGGGGATGGGGTTGCCGTTGGTGATGCGCCACACCATCTGGTCACCCTCGCCGTCCTGCTGACGGAGGGCAGCGATGCGATAGGCGTGGGCGATGTTGATGGCGTAGTCTGCACCCCATCCATCGAAGTTCTCGAATGAGGTGGGTTGGACAGCGAAGGTGGGTTGGGTCATGTGCTTTGCTTTGTTGTGTGTATTGTAGATCCCAGGGCAGCAATGCCTACCCTATGGTGGACAGTGCCTCAGTTGGCATAGGTGAGGATCTGACGGTCAGGGTCGCTGGTCACGAACTCCCTCACGTTGTCCTGCTGCACCTTGATCACAACCTGACT